AAACCATAAATAAATTATGTCAAATTATTTTAATAAAATTCCCAATTTTGAATATGTTAGCCGTCTTCCTGATGCTAAGATATCAGATTATATTACTGTAAAAAATCTTTTTAAAAAAGGTTATTTAAAAGAAGATATTTTTCAAGACTTAACATTATTCACCAAATATCAAGTTCAAGGTAATGAAAGACCAGACAATGTGGCATATAAAGTATATAATGATTCATCCTTAGATTGGATAGTTCTTCTTAGTAATAATATTTTGAATATTCAAACTGAATGGCCAATGCAACAATTTGAACTTGATCGATATCTTTTAGATAAGTATGAATCTTATGAAAAACTTAATGAAGTCCATCATTATGAAACAATTGAAGTAAAAAATAGTACTGGTGTAATAATGGTTGAAGAAGGTCTTACAGTAGAATCTGATTTCTCAATAACTTTCTATGATTGGATGATTAATAGTTTAGAAACAAAATCAGGCATTACAACTCCCGTTACTAACTATGAATATGAAATGAAAAAAGAAGATGAGAAAAGAAACATCTTCTTACTCAAATCAGATTATATACATGTAGTAAAAGATGATATGACATCTATAATGAGATATAAAAAAGGTTCCACTCAATATGTAAGCGGAACCCTTAAAAAAGCAGAAAATATTAAACTTTATTCTTAACTATTCATCAGCAAGTTTCTGGAAATAACTAAGAGCATCATCTTCATCTTCACTAGAAGTTGCTACTGGAGTAGGAGCCTTTGATTTAAAGTCAGGAGTAAATGTTCCCCGACCATCACTCTCACCTTCCAGTTCCTCATCAAAACGAGGACGAGCAGGTTGTTTATGTCCTAGAACATAATCAAGACGCTTCTTCAAATCCTCATAGGACTTGAATTGATCTGGAGCAGTAACTGCAGCAAGAGAATACTCTTTATTCCAGAGTGCTTCTAATGCATCTTCATCCTCTAGCAAAGGTGATACTACATCGAACTCTGACTTATCATAGTTCCAATAACCATCCTTCTTCACAATCTTCAACTTGAAGTTTGCACCCTGCCAGAAATCAAACGGATTGATTGGACTCTCATCCTCAAATTCTGGTTGCATTGCTTCCATAACCTTATCAAAGATCTTCTTACCAAACTTGTAGAGAAATACTCCACCCTCATTTTGAGGATTAGTAGGATCTTTTACAACATAGATGTTTGCATAGTAAGACAGCTTACGCTTTTGCTTACGAACAACATCCTTATCGGATTCATTACCACTATTCCAGAGCTCACGATTGTGCTCTGATACAGGATCCTTACCACCAGTAGTAGTAAGTGAATTTTCAATATACCATCCACCAGGACCTTGGAATGCATGTGAATACATCTTTGCCCAGGGAATATCCTCCCCTTCTGGTGCTGGTAGGAAACGAATAACAGCATAACCATTACCAACTTTGTCTACCTCTGGTTTCCAGAGACGCTCATCGGCATTGGTATTTGAACTCATCTTCTCTACTTCCTTAACCAGTTTCTGGGTCAGCGAACCAAGAGAAGATTGCTTCTTTAAGTCTGAAAAAGACATTAGATTACCTCGGATTTAATTAGATTTGGCTTGTGTGTACCTCTTAATTTTACCTCTAAAACTATTCTTTGTCAATATGTTGTCTCATAAATGATACAGCTTTAGACATGTTGTTAAAAACAACATTCATGTCCATATCTTTAGGGACTCCCATATCAGCAGCAGATTCACTAATATTCTCCTTCAATTTTTGAGCTTCAGGATCATCAGATAAACTCAAACGAGTATACATGATCCTCTGTTTTTCAAGAAGTCTTTCAAGAATCTCAACATGATACTGCTGATCTTCTTTAGACATTGTTGCAAATTTAAAGACATTAGAATAAACTTCTTCTTGAAGTTCACTAATCTCTGCCATTTCAGCACGAACTACATCAGAGTGAAAAAAACTCATAGGACAATCTCTTTGAGGATTTTTTTATAATTGGGTACATTAATATTTAGGAAGGAAGAGTACTTTTTCATCTTAAGACTTACGGTTTCCCATACTGGGTCATTCAATTTTTTATCCCAGTCTTTCCTAAACTCCAGTATTCTATCACATATAACAAGAGTCTCTAGAGAGGTTTCCCCACCTAGATAACTCCTTAAAATAGGAGGGTGACCCTTAGCACAATCAAAGACTTCCTCGACATTCTTATCCTCAAAAAGAGTATTAACTTCCTCCTTAAAGGTATATGAAAGGGACTGTATCCTTTTCTTCCATTCAGTATACCTTCCCTCTCCTTCCTTAATCATCTCACCAATCCACATAGTTCCTGGATCAGTAGAATATATGAAATTAGATACAAAAAACTCTTCTATTTCCTTATCATCCTTCTGGCGTGCAAACTTTTCAAACCAAAATCTATCCTTCCTCTTATAAAAGGCTGCATTAGTTGCCCTAACCTTACCCCGATACTTATGATAATCATATTTTTCTTTGGTAAAATGGTTCTTTAATGCAAGATAACAACGATAAGCATCCGGTGCCATCATTTTTGCTCAATCAGTTGTGGTTGGCCTTTTATTATATTGAATGCAAGAGTAATTCTTTCTTTATTAGCCGTCTGTGGTTCTACATGATGTAAGACCTGAGAAGGGAATAATACCATAGTCCCATCTTTACCTTCATATGCAATATTATGCTCATCAAATATAGTGGGATGATTATGGTTCTGATGGTATATCACCCCTGAAAGAAATCCTGCATGATTATGTGTAGGATTATCATCTCCCTTATATGCAAAATTAGTCCAAATATCATAAGAATCAAAATGACCGTTCCATTTCCTCAAAGAAAATTCACGGTGCATTGCTCCCATTCCCCAATAACTTGCAGTTAGCCTTAATACCCATGCTAACCAATATGACTCTTCAATCATAGAAGGTGGAATAGAACATTGATACGAATTATGCTTCTTTCCATCCATAGCCATATATCCCACATTCTCATGAGATTTCAATTCTGCTAAAGGATGGTTTTTAGTCTTTTTACTATAATCTACCCATTGCTTTATTTCACCTCTTATTTGCTTAGGCATATCAAAGACTAAAACAGGACATCCCGACTTTAATCTTGTCATAGACATTATATCTTTCATTTCAAAAAAAGTAATAGAAGGATTTTTTGGCGGAGTTTTTTTGCGCCCTTTTTTGGAATAAAAAGTCGAATTTCCCCTCAGACAGGAAGTTTAGCACGAGAAGTCTTCTTCATAAAGTTTAACTCCAGTGCATCACATTTAATCTTCTCTTTTAATGGTTTAGATATAAGTTTAGGAACCGATTCTAAATCAAGACTATTCTGTTCACAAAAATGAACAATAGCATCAATATAATTCATCTCCTTATTAGCCAATACAAGCTTTTCAATCTCTTCTGCAAAACGAGCAGGACAGAAGAACTTACTCTCCAATACCTTTTCTAATTCATTCTCGGCCATTCTCTGCCCCAGTATTGTTAGATACAAATTTCTTAATATATCTCACTAATAACTTAATATAATCCCCTTTGTTTCTTTTGTCAAATACCTCTACTTCACCACCAGGTGTCACCATTAAGGTGATGAGTTTTTTAACAGGGATACCAGTTAGTTCGTAGTAAGCAGCAGCATAAAAAGTCTCCTGAACAAAATAGTTTTCCAACCATTTCTCAGGCTTAATCTTTTCAGATGTTTTAAAATCTATTACTGCTAATTCACCCTCATATTCACCTATACAATCAACTCTTCCAGCAAGACCAAGGTACTCGGAGTAAAGGGTTCTTTCTATAGCATGTATATTATTTATCTTGTCCAGATATGGCTTAGCATGATGAAACATAAACTTAGTGAGTGGTTTAAATTCCCCCCAATCCATCTCCAAGTTCATCAAATACGCTTGGGCCGCTTCATGGAAATCCGTACCACGCGAGGTGGCTTTCTTCGTGATCCTGTTCGCCTCCTCAATACCGACCCTCTTCCTCCACTTGACAAAAATTTCTCTGTTATAGAAACCAGTAACTGAAGTGATAGAAGGAACCCAATTGCCATCTGGGAGTTGATAAAGTCGGCAACCTGGTGTCTCTTTTTTAGTAAGTTCAATGTCACCAAGATAATTACAATGATTAAAGGTCATAAACCAAGTTCTAATTTAGCAAGAATGTATTCCTTGACCAATCCGGAGCGAACAATATCTTCTACTCCAAACTCAATGACTTCCATGGATGACATCAGACGAAGAATCCTCATGAAATCAACGATACCATTCCTCTCATTCTCCCTTGTAAGGTCAGTCTGAGTAGCATCACCACAGAACATAATCTTTGAGTCTTGACCAACTCTTGTCATTATACTATCAAGTTCGTGATAATTCAAGTTTTGATATTCATCTACTACAATAATAGACTTATCAAAAGTTGTTCCCCTAATAAATGAGGTGCTCCAGAAGTCAATAGTATCCTGTGCTTTAAGATTTCCATAAAGCATCCCAAAATCTGCTTCTGTGGGCATCTCAAACATATACTTCACCATAGCCTTGTAAGGTAGCTGATAAAGTGTGGACTTATCTTCATGATCACCAGGAAGGAAACCAATTTCCCTAGTAGCAACAAGACTCCTAACAATATATATTTTCTCGTAAGGAGTTTCTGGGTCCAGGACATCTTTAAGTGCATTGTAAAGTGTAATAAAAGTTTTACCTGTACCAGCACAACCATAGGCAACAATATTTTTATTTTCTGCATATGCATTAAATAAAAGTTGCTGATTAGGAGTGAGGGGTTCTATGTCCCTCAACATATCACTATTAATTGGTTTCTTTCTTTTCATCTGCTTTGCCGTCATTCCGACACCTATTGGTTGATCTGTTTTCTTTTTACGTGGCATAAAATTAAATTGGTCTTACATTAGACTTAGGAGCTTTGGATGCTTTATAAAGAACATCATTCCATCCAGGATGAGATTTTATCAATCTATCATATATCTCTCCAACTTCTCCAACTCCAGGCATTGTAGTGGGATCCGACCAATCTCGATCCCAATCAATGTTTTCCTTTCTCCACTGATCCCACTCAGAAATACTCATCTTAATTTCTTTTTGTTCACCAGTTTCTTTGTTAATAACAGGATAGGTAGGCATACAATTCTTAATAATGTTTATGTGTATTTAGTTAATAAGGATAGAAGGAGCATCTTCACACTCTGGACAATCCTTCTGAAGTTCCCATCCAAGTGCCTCAGCAACAGTTGGAAACTGACATATAAAAAGACATCTTATTGCTTCTACAATGTTCATGTGTTCCTTCTGAGTGCCATGTGCAGACCTCAAATCAATATAATGTATCCATGATCGAATACTACCAGTCATATAAAGTCGGGTAGGAGTAGCAAGAGGTAATACAAATCGAGCACACTCTTTGGCAACACCATTAGCTAACATATCTTTATACAACCACATGGCATTCTCAAAATGTTTTTGAATTCCTATACGATAATCACGTATAAGTTTGGGATCCAAATCATCTGTAGAATTCTGACGATTCTTCTCATCCTGCCTTCTCAGTTCAGGAATAGGTATAGTCTCATCCAACAAACTACTATCAGCATACCTCTGAGAGAACTCCTGATAGGTGAAGGAGCGGTGCCGTAGGATCTGTGCAGCAAGGCCTCTGGTAGTATTGATCTCTACCGTCATATGGGCTTGCTCAAAGACGCTCCAGTGCCCATGCTTAATACAATACCTTAACAGACCGGCAAACTTATCATTGTCTTGATTCTTAGGGTTACTCACGCGAGCAACATAAGCCATGTGCTTCTCCGCATCAGGAGTAACACTGACTAATTTAATCGGGGTATCCGTCGTCGTCATCAAAGACCTCATCGTAATCAGCAATTTGTGGAGTTAACTCTTTGTAAGTCTCATACTTATATGCCTCAACATCCGAATGAACTTCAGATTCTAATGCATCTACAAGAGACTTCATGTTCCGAACAATAAGTTTTAATTTTTCCTTGTCCATAACAGCCCTTTTCCATTTAATTATAATACAAAAAAAGCAGGGTGTAAAGACCCTGCTTTTAAATCAAGTAAGATTCAGCTCACCGCGCACACACAGTCTTAGACTCTGTATGCTTAATGCCCCTGTAAACGAGTTCAGAGACATGCTTCTGACAGCTTTTGCTATCATTGGTATCATATTTGATACCCCTGTAAGTGACTTTTGCCATGATTTTTACTCCTAAAGTAGTTGGATTTTAAGGCCCGTTCCTTTAATCGTTTGCGTCCTATGATTTAAAACATGCAGGATCAGTTCCGTCCTTAAGTGTTTCCACTATTTCTTGCTTCAACTTTTCACTGACATCGGGGAATTTCATATCCGCCTTCAGCCAATTATAGTCCTCACATGACATGAGTCCTGTAGATGTAGAAGCAATTAGAACTGGTAGTAGCAAGTTAAACATAAGATGAACGCTCCGTTCCGCGACT